TTCTGCTGCTTTATCAATAATTGCTTTCCTATCTTCTTCTGTAGTAATCATACTACTATTAGCTGTAGGAAGTGTTGGGTGTTTAACTTCGTTCATATTAAAAGATTTTACGGACCTAAACTTTTCGCCCGATGTATAACTCTGATTTGTTGTTGATTCCATATTTTACTAAATAGCTTATTATAACCTCAATTGAGTCAGTTTTCAACTTAAACTTCTCAGGAATAAATTGTCCACCATCATATAACTCAAAATAGTTTTCACCGAAATTTTTATCGTTGTTGTAACAGGTGCAAATAACTGATGCCCCGTGCGGGTCTATCATTACTGTCCAGCTACGAGGGTCTGCTTCACTGTACTCATCAAACAGTCTATAGACTAGATAACCTGAGTCTTTAAGCCTTTTAATAAAGTAACTCTGTGTTGTTATCTTATTAGCCATTATTTAACTAATCCTGAGATTACAAAAGTAAAATCAGTCTCTGCAGTCGGCTTAACGTAGAAAGACATTACTTTGAACTTTAAGTTGATACCTACTCTAGCTGAATCAAACTTTATCCCTGTTAATATACGAAATATATCGAGATTAAACGGAATAACTTGATTAAATGGTTGGCCTTCTACTTTATCAGCCACTTTAAGGCTAATATTATCTGTATTGCTCTTTTCTTTATCTCCTAACTCGCAATATACCCCGTCTGATTGACCGTAAAGGTAAATCTTATTAGTGTCAGTAGTAAATGAACTAGCCTTTAATATTTCTTGTAGTTTCTTTACATCAATATTGAAAAAGGTATCACTAGTAAGAGATTCAATCTTATCTCTCTTAAGAGTAACTTTAGGTACTACAGAGTCGTCTAAAAAATGATACTTAAACTTTAATTCAGAAGTATTGTAATAAAGATGATTAGACTCAATAGTAAAAGTAATCTCGTCATCATCGATACAATCCATTACTCTAAGTAGTTTCTTAACATCCCCGATATTGAGAGTAATCTCTTGCTCTACATCGAATGCTTTACTATACTTTGCTAATAAAATAATACTTGTATCGGGCTTATTGCAGACAGCGTATAAGCCATCCTTATTAAGCTTAATAGACACAATATCTATAGCTTTACCTATAACACTTAAAAAGTTATCGGCAAAATCTTTCTTAACGAGCTTAAGTTCCATTTGTTATCTTCGGTTTTTTTTTATTATTAGAGTCAATTAACTGATTTACTTTATCGGTTAATATGTTAACCTTGTTCTCTAATTTATCAATAGCATTTATAATATCTTCGTAACGAGTTTGTTTATTTAAATCGAACTCAAGTTGATTAGGGTCTACGTATGGTTGTTCAAAAGCCTGTACTTGTTGTACAGGCGGTGCAATAAACTGTAACTCAGGTTGAGGTACAGATTGAACAACAGGTTGAACATTTAATGGTTGTTGAGGTGGTGGTGTCGGTCTCTGAGGTGCTACCTGCTGACCTTTAAATCCTGTACGAGGTAAAATATGAGAAGGCATAAGCTTGCTCATATCTACGTCTGTAACTTTTAGTCCACCACCAACCTCAGCAGATTGTTTCTTTAAACCGTTAAGGTCGTTTTGTATTACTTTACCGAGCATAGCTGCAATAACAAGCTCTTCGTTACCTACTTGACTAGTAGATACGGCAAGTCTTTGAAGCTCTGCTTCGTTATAAGGTCTACCCTGCTGAGGTTGTTGTGGATTAGCCATTATAGATTATCTAAACCGTTTAAGATATCTAAAACCTTATCGTCATTAGTTGCTGTAGCTTCTACTTTAGCTGTAGGTTTTGCTGCAGCTTTAGGTGCTGGAGTATTGTACGGAACATCTTCTTCCTCTTCTACTACAGGAGCTGCAACAGGAGCTGCTTCAGCATTACCATAATAATGTTGATCGATAAACGCTTTGATTTCTTCGTTAGTTTTACGATCTACGAAAGTATTAAGATCATAAATGCTATTATAAGTTTCTTGAATCTTGTCTTCATCTAAACCTTCAATAGCTGCTGCATTTAAGAACTTAGAAGCTGTATAAGTTGGGTACTTTGGTGCACCTGGCTTATCAGATACTAACTCTACCTTAATACGAAGACTGCAGCCGTCTGGCCCTAGATCGAAAATCTTAGCACCAAACTCTTCTGCATCGTCACCGTTGATAGCAGATTGAATAATCTTATCTAATTGCTTACCGTAACGTAATACTTTAATAGTACCGTTGTTTTCTGGCTTCTTAGGATCGTTTACAACGTAAACATTTACTAACCAGTTTTCTTTACGGCGTAAGTTTGCTTTAGCACGTTCTTTCTCTGCATCTGAACCGTCACGAAGCACCTTAAAGTACAATTCACTTACCGGACAACGATCACCCCAGGTAGAAGGAGAAGTAATGCTAGCATACTGACCAGTAGCGATACTATTCCAACCGTGATGATAGTAATGAAGAATTGTTTCTTCTGGATTCTTGATATTAGGTAAAAGCCTTACAGTATAAGGTTTTTCACCAGGTTCTAGTTGTAGTAAATTACGGTAAGCTGAACTGCCACCGGTTTTTGTTTTAGCTTTGTCTAGAGCATTTTTAATGCTTTCGAACATATTTGAGTTATAAGGTTTCATAATTTTTTATGATATGTTATATTAGTATGGTTTTAATTTTTATCAAGCGAAAGTTCATTTATTCTTTTAAATGCTTCAGTTATTATTTTCTTAGCTCTATTGGAATTGTTTAATCGCATTTTGAATTTAACAATATCGTTTGCTACTGTCTTGAGATAGATTTCTTTATCTTGTATTTGCATACTGTTAAACATAGCGTCAAATCCTGGCAATGATAGTAATACGTATAGATTTAAATGCTTGTTCCTGTAATCCTCTATACATTTCCAGGTATACCCGTTTTTTAAGTTACTATACTGATTTAAAGTAATTTTTTCGTTAATACAGGTTGTTGCAAGGTATTTTAACGATTCAAGAATATGTTTAATGTGGCCATCAGTATCGGGTAGTTCTTCGGCCCTTTGTTTTTGTAACAAAGAGTAACAAGCGATGGCTTTTTGCGTGAGGTAGAAGTTGAGCGAGAAGTGTTCTTCGTCTTTGTAGATGACATAAGGTGCAAGTAAAAAATCTTTAATATTAATTTCAGGGAAACGTTTAAAAAACATATCTAAACGCGTACAAAGTATTCCATCTGGTGTCTTATCGAAACCTTCGAAATCTTTACGTGCTTTCCAGGGCTTGTTCATATGCCCTCTAGATACGCTTAAGAATGTATTGTAAACTTGTTCTATGCTCATTAAAGAGCTATGATTTTAATATCTTTCTCACAACTTTGCTACGGCAAAGATTGGAATTATACTTAAGAAACAGCAATATTGCTTCTCTTTCACTATCAGTATCAGTTAATTCCATAAAAATCTTACGATACAACTTATTTTTGACTATTAATGAAAATATGGTGACGTTGTTAAGTTTTTTATTATAAATCACCGAACAAAATGACCCGAACTTGATAAGTTCAATTTCAAGCTCATCTCTAGCCATTTGGCTTAGAGGGTTTTCTAAAACCGCTTCCTGTAAAGCTCCTACTATGCCAGACATATATTATTTTAGTGGCGTGAGTAGTTTGGTGAAATTTAGAAACGCTTCTGTTACTTTTCCACCCGCTGCGTATTCGTGACCTCCCCCATCACATAATTTTGCAGCTAACTTTGATAAGTCTACTTCACATTTTTTATTTTTGCGAAACGATACGTGGGAGTTATCCGAGTTGACAAAGAATACAATGTCAGCTGGGTGGGTGTTAATTATATGATCGCAAATTTCGTTAACAAATTTATTTCCGTGAGTGCCATATACTGCACGCTCTTTTCCTGCTACAGATACGGTACCATTAAAGATTTGTAATTCTGATATAGCTTTATTTTTACGGTCTACAAATTCCTTTATTATAGCTTTTTCTTGTTTAGTAAAAGGTATGAAACCGTCAAAGTACTTTTCTAAGAATATTTCAGCACGTTGCTTCGTATTAATTTTTTGAGTATTAGTATAAAGACAGTTTAATTCATACGATTCTGGCAATTTAAATTGATAGCAATCATAATCATCTGCTAATGCTATATAATACTTCTGTTCGGGTTTTAGTTTTACTTTGTCTTTATACGTGTTGTATAATAGTTTTGCACAGCTAGTTGTCTCTACGACATTTACTTTAGCGTTTTTATATGCATTTAAAGCTTTAACGTGAGTGAGATGGTGATCAATTATTTCTACATTTTTTCTATCAACCAGATCAGAATGCTTAGCAACATCTAAATCTAGTATATAAATTTTGTCGAAATCGTTAGAATTGTTTTGATCTAACCAGGTCAAAAACTCTCTACGGAAGTTTGATACAGTAGTGGTTTTGAACGCAAGTTGTCCGGGTTTGGCGCCAAGAGCCCAATGTAACATTGTTAACGAGGCAACCCCGTCTAAATCAAAGTCGGTAAAAACGTATATCTTGTTAAAGCTCACTATAATCTATTTAAACTACCGGCTTATATTTTCCAGCTTATTTTCTAAGTCCATTACTTCATCTAAACCACTACCGGATTTATTACCAGTTAATCCGACATAACCCTTGTCTTCAGTTAACGATAATGTAGTATAATCAATACGCATTGCAGTAGCAGAGTGCTTTGGACCTAAACGATTCTTTACGCCTGCTAGCTTAATAACTCCGAGCTCTTGATCACCTTCTTCTTGATAGATAGCCCAAACCACGTCTGCAGTAAACGCTACACCTAAAGATTCAGATACTGTGTCTAAGCTTGGTTTCTCCATACCTTCACGGTTGGTTTGAATAGCACTAACTACAGGCATATTGAAGAAGTATGATAGAGCTCTTAGTTCTTCAGCGGCTACTTTACCTTGTTCATAGGAATTCTCACCTTGTGATGCCTTTATTAGTCCAAGATAGTCTATAACGAGTATATCCGGTTTTATCCCAGCCTTTACTAAAGACTCAAGATAGGCCTTAATACCTGATACAGTAATGGATTTCGGTGGGAATTCCTTTATGATTAACTTACGTTTATGGGTATCTACTACACCTTTAAAGTAAGCATCTAATGAAGATACCTGATCTTGAATACCGTTAATAGGGATTTTAGAAAGATGACTACTAATACGTTTAGCATACATCATTTCAGGCATTTCTAAAGATATAAGAACTGTAGTTAAACCTTTATTAGCCATATTAGCTGCTACGTTACCTAGAAAGATAGACTTACCTACATTGGTTGGTCCTAAGAACAAATAGAGTGCTCTACCGTTTTTAGCTAAACCACCACCTATCTTGTCATCAATAAACCCCCAACCAGTAGGTAGTACTTCACTCTTTGTACCTAACTCTGTAATAATCTTTTCATAATCACCGAAAAAGTCTAAACCAATATCACTTGTTAAAGCTATATTACAAGCCTTTTCAAACATTGATAAGAACTTAGGGTAATCAGCTTTTTCTTTAGATACGTCATCTACTATCTTTAATACAGTATTGTATACAGCTTTTTCTTTAAAGAATTGTTCTGTATTTGCGATAAGCTCATCCATATTGAGAGCAGTATCGTATTGCTTATATGTTGTTACCGTGTCCTTAAATAGTTTTAGATCTTCTTCTTTACTGAGATAGGTTTTAATCTCAGTAATAGTAGGTAAAGCTTTACGTTTAACATAGAAGTCTTTAATAATACCCACAACAAGCTTATTACCAGGGTTCTTAAAGTTCTCTGGTGCTAAATGATCTAATACTAAAGAAGTATAGTAAGCATTAGTTAAACATTGACAAGCTACAATGTTTTCAAAGAAATCGCTATTAACTTGAAGAGAGTTTTTCTTCATTCGTGTATTATATACTGTAAATTAAAAAAGCTAAGGTTTCCCTTAGCTTTTCTTTTTATTCTTTTGTAAGCTCTTCAGCTTCGTCTAGAACCGGGTTACTTGACCCGTACCCGACTTTCTCTTTAAGAGTCTGTTCAAGTACCGGCAGTACCTTATTATCCCAAAATTCGGTATCATTTTCCCAAGTCTTTCTATAACCGATTTTTTCTCCATTGAACTGGAACGTAGAACCGGTTTGCTGAATAACTCCAAACGCTACCGCCATATCAGCTAAGCCAGCATAACGGCTTAAACCAGTACGGAAGTTATTATACAATTCTGCTTTTAAGAAAGCAGGTACAAAGCGGTTTTTAACTGTCATTGCTGACAATGTGACCCCGCTTACGTTATGAGCTACTGCGATTGATTCTTGTCCTTCGTTTTTATCAATCTTCTCGTTTCGAGTCGCAAGCTGAACCAACAAAGAAGCAAGATAAATAGGGCCAGAGCCACCGGACTGCTTTTTAACCAATTCAGGATAGAGTGAAGTTGGGTTGTCATAAATGTGATTAGTAAAA